GTGACGGCTACTGTCACCGCCAGCACCGCCATCGACCTGGTGGATTATGAAGGCGACATCGCTGTGATCCTTTGCGCCGAAGCTGGCAGCGCCGGCGTCACCTACCTTGGCAAGCTGACTGCTTCCGACACATCAGGTGGGGCCTACACCGATGTGACCGACGGCGCGTTCACGATCACTGTTGCCAACACCGCATCGGTTCAGAAGATCTCAGTTAACGCTGACGACACCAAGCGGTTCATCAAGGCAGTGGTAACGGTTGCAGGCGGCACTGGTGCCGGCGCTGTGGCGATGGTCGGCCTGGGCTCGAAGAAGTACAGCTGATGGCGTTTACGGAAGACCTAAGCATCTTCCTTGCAGACTTCGGCGTCAGCTGCACAGCTGGCGCCGTTACTGCTTTGGGTATCCTCGACATGCCTGGCCAGGTGATCAGCGATGGCATGGTGCTCAGCACTGACTACACACTGACCGCAAAGGCGTCTGACTTTGGCAGCCTGATCCGCAACGATGCAATCACGGTTGACGCTGTGGCCTACACCGTGCGGGAGGCACTGCTGTTGGATGATGGCAAAATTGTTCAGATCGCCTTGCAGAAGACATGAGCGGTCCCTTGAAGGTCAACACCCGCAGCCAGTGGGCGGCAACCAATCCAGTGCTGCTGGCTGGTGAGCCTGGGATTGAAAGCGACACCGAGAATCTAAAGATCGGCGATGGCCGCTCGGCATGGTCTGGCCTGCCCTATTTCGGCAATCCGGGCTACTGGGGATCGTTCTGGGATGAGACGTCGCAGGTGGCGGCGCTGGCCAATACGGCTTATGCGATCAAGCTGCGGCAGGTTGACACGTCAAGCCGTGGCATCAAGATCATCTCAAATGAGCGGATCACGTTTGACCATCCGGGCATTTACAGCATCACGTTCTCGATCCAGTTCAGCAGCACTGATAGCTCGATTCATGACATCAATGTCTGGCTGCGCAAGAACGGCGTTGACGTGCCGGCCAGCGACAGCCGGTTCAGCATTACTTCCAAGCATGGCAGCGTTGACGGCAACGTGATCGGCACTGTCAACTTTGTGCTGGGCTTTAGCACCAACGACTACCTCGAGCTGATCTGGGCAACCAGTAACGTTGCGGCCTACATTCATGCAGAGGTAGCCCAAACAAGTCCCTTCGCCCATCCCAGCATCCCCGGCATCATCTGCACCGTTGTCCAAGTCGCATCGGATTAAGCCATGACCACGAAGCGCGAGACCATCCTGGCCGCTGTAATTTCAGCGATTTCCGATGGCGCCAGCAGTGATGTGGGAGGCGTTGATACGCTCGGAGATTGGGACGCCATCGTGACCATTGACAGCGTTGGCGAATTGCGGATTTATCGATCTCGCGTAACGCCTATTAGCAGAAGCGAAACAGCTGCGATCGTGGTCGAACCTGTCAGCGACAACGTCGAGCAGAACACTAGCTTGCCAACGCTGGACTGGACGCTGACTGTTCGGGTGTCGGTGATCGTTCGTGGCGATGTGCCTGATCAAGTTGCCGATCCGATAGTGCAAAGTATGCACAGCAGCCTAATGGCTGATTTGACCTTGGGCGGCTATGCCTACGACGTGCAGCCAGTTTCGGTGTCGTTTGACCTGGTGGATGCCGACCAGCCCAGTGGTGTGATCAGCTGCGACTACGCTGTCAGGTATCGGACCCGCGTGGCCGATCTATCCCTAAGCCCTTAGCAGCTACGATGGTAGACGAATACAAAGGCCAGGGCGGCAGCTATCTGGTCGATCCTAAAACCGGCAAGCGAAAACTCGTCGAGCGGACCCAGCCGGCCCCTCATCCAACCTTCGAGGTAGCCTTCAATGGCATCAGTTCTGACTCGCCGACGCCTGATCCTGGCAAAGATTGAAACGACCTACGGCACCGACTCAACGCCATCTGGCAGCAGCAACGCGATTCTGGTACGCAACCTTGAGATTCAGCCGCTGGTTGCCGACACGGTGAACCGGGACCTAGTGCGTCCCTACATGGGCCAGGCCGATCAGCTGCTGGCTCAGACCCGGGTTGAAGTCAGCTTTGAGGTTGAGCTGGCTGGCTCCGGCACCGCTGGCACCGCTCCGGCCTATGGCCCGGTGCTGCGCAGTTGCGGCCTCAGCGAGACGCTGGTCACCAGCACCAGCGCCACCTATGCACCCGAGAGCAGCGGCTTCGAGAGCTGCACAATTCACTACCACGAAGACGGCATTCGCCACAAGCTGACTGGTTGTCGCGGCACTTTTGAGCTTACCGGCGAAGTCGGTGCGATCCCTACGATCGCGTTCACGATGACCGGGATCTACAACGCACCTACAGACGAGACACTGCCTACCCCGACCTACGCCAACCAGGCGAGCCCGCTGCTGTTCAAGGAAGGCAATACCACCAGCTTCTCCGCGTTCTCCTACAGCGGTTGCCTGCAGTCCTACAACTTCTCGATAGCGAATGATGTCATCTATCGCGAGCTGGTCGGCTGCTCGAAGGAGATCCTGATCGTCAACCGAGCCCCCAGCGGCACTCTTGTGATCGAGGCGCCGACCATTGCGGCGAAGGACTTCTTCGCGATCGCCACTGGCAGCAGTACTGGCAGCATCACCTTCCAGCACGGCACCACAGCCGGCAACAGGTGCACGGTGACCACTGCACAGTCCGACCTGGGCAACCTGACCTACAGCGACCAGGACGGGGTGCAGATGCTGAACATGCCGTTCATTGCGGTTCCGACCAGTTCAGGCAATGATGAGTTGTCAATCGCTTACACCTGATCCGCGTGGCATTTGTTCTTAAGCTATCTGGCACCTACTCGTGGCCGGTCGCCTTTGATCTTCCGATTGATGGTGGCCGCCATGAGCGTCAGACTTTTGATGGTGAGTTCAAGCGCTTGCCGCAAAGCAAGATCGGTCCGATGGTTGCTGAGCTGCAGAAGCTCGAAGACTTGGGCGATCTGGATCAAATCACCGACATCGCTCGCGATGTGTTGGTGGGTTGGTCTGGTATCAACGATGACGAAGGCAAAGAGATTCCTTTCAGCCAGAAGGGTTTGGACGAATTGCTTGAGGTGCCATTCCTGGCCATCGCTGTGCTTAAGGCATACATGGACAGCATCAAAGGAGCTAAGCGAAAAAACTGACCGAGGCCGCGGAGCATTGGGCAGGTGGTGGCGTCATAGACAAAACCGCCGACGATGCCGCGGCCTTTGGCTTGGCACTGACTGAATTGCCACAAGCACCGGACGAGGACTTTGAGATTTGGCCAGAAAACTGGCCAGCCGTTGAGATGTTTCTCCGTGCCCAGACGCAATGGCGCACGACCATGAGCGGGGTCATCGGCTTGGACTATGCAGCGGTCCAATGGCTGTTTAGACTGTATGGAGTTGAAGACCAGCGCGCTCTGCTGGAGGACCTACAGACCATGGAGGTCACTGCCATGCAAGCCATCAACAAGCAAGGGAGCTGATCATGGCGATGAATATGGATGCCCTGCTCCGTATCAAGGCTGACGTTCAGGGCGAGAACAACATCCGCAAGCTGGGCAACTCGCTGCAGGGCGTGCAGGGCCAGGCCAAGAACGCTGCGATGGGCTTCAACAACCTGAAGGGTGCGGTGGCCGGCTTTGGTGCAGCAATCGCTGGCAGCGCCATTGTGGCTGGCCTAGGCGCCGTTGTGAAGAAAGCAATTGATGCAGGCGATGAGTTGTTCAACCTGCAGGCCAAGACCGGCGTGGCTGGCAACGCATTGATCGCTATCGGCAATGCTGCTGAATTGGCTGACGTGGACCTAGCCACTCTTGGCAAAGGGCTCACCAAGCTCAACATAAACCTAGTGAAGGCGGCGGAGGGCAACGAAGACCTAGCGCGGAAATTCCAGGGGCTGGGCGTCAAGCTCAAGGACGCCAATGGCCAAATTGTGCCGACTGACAAGGCGCTGAAGCAGATCGCCAATCGCTTTGCCGACATGCCGGACGGTGCGAAGAAGGCAGAAGTAGCAATAGCGCTGTTTGGTAAAGCCGGTGCTGATCTGATCCCGCTGCTGAATGAAGGCGCGGACAGCATGGAGAAGTTCACCTACAAGGTAGGCGAGGATTTTGCGGCGCGATCAGATCAGTTCAACGACACGATTGCCACGCTTGGCATCCAGACGCGAGGCTTTGGGCTGGAGCTCACTGATGCACTGCTGCCAGCTCTGCAGTCAATTCTTGAAGTGTTCAGCGATCTGTTCAATACCGATCAAGATTGGACGGCGCTGTTTAAAGTCATAACGTTTGGCATTCGTCTTGTCGCTAGCGCAATCTTTGTTACTATTAAGTTGGTAGATCAATGGATTAAAACAGTTGTTTACTCCTTTGATGCAGTAGGCAAAGCCTTAAAGGGTGATTTTGCTGGCGCTGGCAAAGCAATCAGCGATGGTGTTGGGACTGGCATTGAGCAAGCAAAGCAAGACTTTGCTCAGTTGCAAAAAATCTTTAGTGATGCACCCTCCCCTGGCACGGGGCGGCGCCTCGACGGGAGCAATATGCAGCTGGATACCAGCAAAGCCGATGCAGCAGCGGCAGCAGATGCTAAGAAAAGAGCAGCTGCTGCCAAGCGTGCAGCCACTGAGCAAGAACGTTTGTTGGAGCAGCGCGCCACCCTAATAAAAAGGGGAATCGACCTGCAAGAACAACTGCGCAGAAGTGTTGAAGATGTTACATTGTCTTCACAAGTTGTTACGGCATCGCCAACTGATCAGTTGCTTTTAGATCGCAAGAAGGCAATTACTGATAGCAAGAGACAAACCGATGATTTTACCCTAAGCGTGGTCAATTTACGTCAAGAGTTTAACGCGCTCGATGGATCGCTAGACGTAAAACCGTTCGCGGATTTGATTGATAGCTTAGCGGCTGCAAATGAAGCGCTGGCGGATCAGAGCTACCTGCAAGGCCTCAAAGATTTGCTGCCCAGCCTTGAGCAGTACGACGTCAAGATCAAGGAAGTGCAACGCGGTAAGACTGAGCTCACCGAGCTGGAGAAGCTCAACGCCCAAGTCAACCTGCTGCAACTGGACATACTTGCTGCTACCAACCCGGCGCTAGCGGAGCACGTTCGGCTTTTGCGCGAGCGTGCTGCCGCGCTTGATGATACAAACAAAAAGCAGAAAGAGCAGGAGGATAGCTTTGGTGCTAACTTTGCCGAAAAAATTAAAACTTACTACCAATCAATCAGCAACTTTGGCGCACAGGTCGGCGATGCTGTGGTCAATACTTTTCAAGGCTTAGAAGATCAATTGACCAACTTTGTCACCACTGGCAAACTAAACTTTGCAGATCTGGCAAACAGCATCATCGCTGACATCGCTCGGATCGCAATCCGGCAGGCCATCATTGCGCCACTGTTGAAGGGTGTTGGCGGAATCTTTGGCATTACCTTCGCCAACGGCGGCGTCTTTGCTGAGAATGGGATTCAACCGTTTGCCCGTGGTGGCATCGTTGACAAGCCCACGCTGTTCCCCTTTGCCAATGGAACGGGCCTCATGGGCGAAGCTGGCCCGGAGGCGATCCTGCCCCTGCGGCGTGGCCGTGATGGCCGGCTCGGTGTTGACGCTGGCGGCGGCGGCGGCGGCATCAACGTCACCGTCAACGTGGACGCAACCGGCACCAAAGCTCAGGGCGATGATGGCCGCGCTGGGCAGTTTGCTCGCGCAATCAGCGAAGCGGTCAAGAATGAGATCGTCACCCAGAAACGTCCCGGAGGACTGCTCTCGTAATGGCAACCTTTACCTACACGCCAAGCTTTGCCGGCTGCCGTTAGCAAGCTGCCTGGGGCTGTCACCATGGAAAAGCTGACCAGCTACCAGGACGCCAGCACCTACAACAACTTCTACGAATTCGGCACCGACAAGGCCGATCCGGCGCGCAACAGCGGCCGTTTTCAGACCAGTCCCTGGAGCGTGAGCGTCGAGGGCCTGGTCAAGCAGCCGCGTACCTTTGCGCTAGAAGATCTGCTCAAGCTCAGCGCTCAGGAGGAGCGGATCTACCGCCTGCGCTGCGTCGAGGGCTGGTCC